CAATGCTTTAGTTATGAAGTAACTATGTTAGTTCATATTATTGCAGATGATGTTATTGCTGCTAGGACACAACTTGATGAAAAGGGTGGAATAGTAACAAAGCGTGATGTTAAATTAGTAAACACAACAACTCTTTACGGAGAAGATAAGGATAAGTAAATGGGTCACTATGCAAAAGTAGAAAATGGAATTGTCACACAAGTAATTGTGGCTGATGGACCAGACTGGTGCGAAAAAAATCTAGGTGGTCAATGGATTCAAACTTCATACAACACTTATGGTGGAGTTCACTCAGGTGGTAAGTTTCCTATTCATAAAAATTATGCAGGCATTGGCTATACCTTTGATGGTATTGGCTTTGCTGCACCTAAACCTTATCCTTCTTGGTCTTTAAACTCAACCACTTATTTGTGGGAAGCACCAACTCCTATGCCAGTTGATGACAAGTTCTATCGCTGGGATGAAGCAACTACATCTTGGGTAGAGGTAGAAAATGTCTAAAGCAAGAGACATAGCGAGTGCAGCACCTGCACCCTCAACCGTATCAGCAACTGAGTTAGGCTACCTAGACGGTGTCTCCTCTGCAGTACAGACACAGTTAGATGCTAAGACTGCTAAGTCTACTCTAACTACTACAGGTGATATTTACTATGCCTCATCTGCTAATACCCCTGCTAGATTAGGAATTGGTAGCACAGGAAATGTACTCACTGTGGCATCAGGTATCCCTAGTTGGGCTGCCCCTGCTGGTGGTGGTAAAGTGTTACAGGTTGTTCAAGCAACAAGTAGCACAGCAACTATAGTTGCAAGCACTACAATGACTGATAGCGGTTTAAGTGTATCAATTACTCCGACATTAAATACAAGTAAAGTTTTAATTTTAGTTAGTCAAGGATTGTTATTAAAAAGAAATATTGATAGGGCATTAGGTGGCTGGCGTTTAATGAGAAATTCTACTGAAATTTTTAATGGTAATGATGGTTTTTTCATTTTAGCCAATCTTGGTGGTGCTGGTTATCAAACCTGGATGCAGGGATATTATGCAATAAATTATTTAGATTCCCCTGGAACAACATCTGCAACAACCTACAAAACACAATTAAAAGTTAGCACAACGTCCGATAGTGCCGCATTGTGGGGTCAAGGTGAAAATGGCGTAACAAGTTCAATAATCGCTTTAGAAATAGGTGCATAATGAATAACTATTTATTTGATGCAATTAGATTGTTAAAACCAACGGCTGAATTTTCATTTAGTGATAATGATTATTCAACAATTAAATGGGATGTGCTTGAAGGTGAAGCACCTACGCAATCACAAATTGATGCTGCTATTGAGCAAGTAAAAATTAATGAAATAGCAAAAACCGAAGCAAGAGCACAAGCCAAAGCAATAGCCGAAAGCAAGTTAGGAGCACTTGGTTTAACTACTAATGACCTACGTGCTTTAGGTTTATAGCACAATTAAAACTATCCTGAGTAAGATAACAAACTGCTCAACTAATTTTCTTTCTTAATTAAGGAGCACTGTGGCTGGTCGTGATATTACCGAAGGTCGTGCCAATCAAGCAATTGCTGTTGATGTTGGTATCGTATCTACAAGCGCATACTGGCAGAATACCTCTGACTCGTATGACGTAGCATTAGGTGGACAACCATTCTTCTATGCTATTAGTGATGCACGCCCATACATTAGGCAGACAGCACCATACAATAAAGATAAATTTGACAATAGCCCAGAGCCAGGTGAGCAATCACTTACTGGCTGGTGGATTAGAAGTCAATCATCCTTTCACGGTGGTTCAGGTATTAAATTCTATGACCCATCTGCTGGTGAGACAGTTGCACATAGGTTTACAGATAGCAAGAATGTAAACGTATGGACCAAGGGACAAGCAACCTTACTTAAAGATGTTGCTACTGGACATGTAACTACATACCCAGTTGAATCTAATGGTCGCTCATTTCAGCAATTACGCTCCATTAAATGGGGTAGTAATGATGGTGTATTACTACATGACGGATACGATGTAGATAAAATTGATACTACTGGAGTAGAAACCCACTTCATTGATTATAACGCTGGAGCAGATGACAAAGTCTATGCTATTTGTGATGATGGTACTACTGCCTATTGGGTAACCAATGATACTGGTCCATCAGGTAAGTTAGAGGTTAACAAGAAGGTATTAACTGCTGACTCAACTACTTCAGCAACTCCAATGTTTACTATTAACGGTGTTACAGTAACTAATGCCACTATGGAATATGTTAAAGACCGTATTGTTATGGCTGCTAATAATAAAATATATGAATTTCCTACTTCACAAGCAACTGCACCTACTGCTTTATATACTCATTCAGATGACGATATAATATTTACATCTATAACAGCCTCTGGTCCTGCTATTTATATTGCTGGATATAGTGGTATTCAATCATCTATATTTAAGTTTACTCTTAATACAGCAGGTGTTATGCCTACTCTTACCAGTGCTATTACTGCAGCAGAGATGCCAGTCGGTGAAAAAATACATAAGATTTATTACTATCTAGGTTATATGATGATAGGAACAAACAAGGGAATCCGTGCAGCAGTTGTCTCAGACCAAGACGGCTCCATTAACTATGGTCCGCTTATTGTGGAAACCACACAGCCTTGCTATGACTTTGCTGCACGAGACAGATTTGTCTGGTGTGCAACTAGCGTTGCTGGTGAGCCTGGAGTTATCCGCATTGACCTAGGTAATGAGATTGAAACCTTACGCTTTGCTTATGCTAATGACATTTACTACACAGGTGTATCTGGTGTAGAAACTACATCTTGTGCATTTTTGGGAGAAACAGACAGACTTGCATTCTGCACAGAAGCGATTAATCAAAAGTCTGTAACTAACAAAGAACGCACTACAACTACAGCAACCATTACATCTGCTGCTCACGGTTTTGTGGCTGGTGATGTTATCTATGTTATTGGAGTAGATGCTGCCCTTGATGGCAACTGGACTATTACTTCAGTAACTACAAATACAATTACATTTACAACTACAACATCAGGAACTATTGCATCTACTGCAGTAACTAATGCATTTGTTGGTAAGCCTGGCTATTCATATCTTGAAGCAGCCTCTACCCTAGCATCAACTGGTTATATAACTACAGGTTATATTCGCTATGGAACATTAGAGCCTAAGAACTTTAAGCGTTTACTTGCTCGTGGTGACTTTAGTTATGGTTCATTAATATTAGAAACTGTAGATAAAGATGGCGTTGAGTATGACCACATTACCTATGAAGCAGGAGTAACTGCTGTTGAGGTAACTACATCTAGTCCTAGCACAGCACAAGAGTATGTAGCCTACAAGTTTGTATTTAATCGTGATGCTACCACTACCAGCCAAGGCCCTGTCTTTAAGGGATACCAAGCAAAGGCTACTATTGCTACACCTCGACAAAGAATCATGAAGTTTCCAGTCTATTGTTTTGATATCGAAACAGATAGATATAACGTAGTATCTGGATACGAAGGCAAAGCATTTGCTCGACTTCAACTACTAGAAGATGTTGAAGAGAATGGCGATGTTGTTGCTTGGCAAGATTTAACTACTGGTGAGAACCGTCAAGTAGTTATTGAAGAAATCTCATTCACTCGTATGACACCACCTGATAAGCGTTTTGATGGCTTTGGTGGCATCATCGAAATAACTATTAGAACGGTATAATACTATGACACCTAATGACTGGGCAGCCCTTGCTGTCGCCATTACTTCCCTTATAGGAGCACTAGCAATTGGAGTAAGACACTTAGTTAAATACTATTTGTCAGAACTTAAATCCAATGGTGGCTCAAGTGTAAAGGACCAGGTCAATAGATTAGAGGAAAAAGTAGAATTTTTAACAGAGTTAATGAAACAAATAATTCTTAAGTGAAGGCTAATAAGTTTCCTAAATGGTTCTATGACAACAATACTAATACTGATTTTGAGGTAGGATTAGCAGAGTTCAAGGGCAAAAAGAATCTTAGATTCCTACAGATAGGTGTCTTTACTGGCAATGCATCTGCTTGGCTATTAAAGAATATTCTTACTGACCCATCATCATTACTTGTAGATGTAGACCCTTGGTGTGGTAACTTACAACACGAATCAGTCTATAACTGGGACGATATACAGCAAGCCTACAAAGAACAAACAGAACCGTATGGCAAGAAAGTTCAAGCACATAAAGCATTTAGTGGTGACTGGTTAAAAGAATATAGAGAAGTTAAGTATGACTTTATCTATATTGATGGTGACCATCTACCTGAATCAGTAACCTTAGATGCTGACTTATCTTGGGACTTACTTAAAGTTGGAGGCATCATGGCCTTTGATGATTATGAGTGGGACCACCCAGATGGTACAGATAAGAACCCTAAGCCAGCAATAGATGCGTGGCTAAACAAACATAAGAATGAAATTGATATACTTCGTATGGGATGGCAAGTATGGATAAGAAAGAAATAGGCAACGATTGTCAAGGTTGTGGCTGTGAAAGCCATGACATATGTTGGCCTAAACAAAATGAATTAAGAGAGAAATGGCTGCAGGATAATCCTGATGCTGGCTTCAATGGATGGTGGTCAATATGAAAGCAATAGTAAAGAAGGCAACACCTGCTGCAATAGCAGTATTGCGTCAAGCAACAGCACTTAAACCAACAAGAAATAAACTATCAGATGGTTTACTACCATCTGCTGCTCATGCAAAGGCAAGCCCTAACTCTGACCATAATACTGGATTAGCAGTAGACTTAACGCATGACCCAAAGAATGGAATTGATTGTGCTGAAATATTTGAGAAGTTAAAAGAAGATGAAAGAGTTTCCTATCTTATCTTTAATAAAAAAATATGGTCCCGTGATAAGGCTAAGTCTGGTAATCGTATCTATACTGGCAGTAATCCTCATAATAAACATCTTCATATTTCTATCAATCCTAATAAGTCTAATGACACTAGCCCTTGGTTTTGGTGGTTAAATCAACCTAATCCATTGGCAACATTGGTTGCATCTATTACACCAATGCCAGCAAAGAAAGCATACACAAACCCAGTTTGTACCTGTTGTAAGGTACATAGCAATACAAAATAAAGGAGCAACAAATGAACCCACAGTTCAAGCAAGTAGCACTAACATGGTTCCGAGCAGCAGCAGCAGCGGTAGTTGCGTTGTACTTGAGCGGGATTACTGACCCTAAGCAATTAGGTGCAGCAGCATTAGCAGGTCTTGCAGGGCCAGTTCTTAAGTGGTTGGACCCATCTGCCACAGAATTTGGACGTGGAAGTAACTAGTTATATACCTCTAATTAGCCTTTAAAGGCCTATTACAGACAAGAAGAACCCCCGCCTTAGTAGAAATACTAGGAGCGGGGGTCTTTTTTGTTTTCTAAGCAGTTCCCCTCTACTTAGATAACCCTTGTACTACCTGCAGGATTTTATCTGGTCGTATCAGATAACCCTTTGACGGATTAGGTTCTATATTACAGGTAATGGGATGACCATACATGGTAAGGGCACGCCGCAAATGTTCTATTGGTACCATTAATACAGTTCCTTCTAATACAAATGCCCAGTACTCAGCCTTAGTTGTAGATATACCAGATGGATACCACTCTTCATTGTTATGTGACCAGCACACAGTTTCTATATATAAGTTGCCAGTGTTCTTCCATTTAAGGTCTGTCTTAACCTCAATGGTTTTACCATTGGTTAGTAGTTGATTGACTAATGATTCACCCTCATGTCCAACAGATAAATCTAAATCAAAGTCAGATAGTTTACTCATAGTTACTATTAAATACAGATATGGGAACAACTGTTTTACCAACTATTCCACGTTTACTTCTGTATCTATTCCTTTCTTCCATAGTAGTTCCTGCCCATATTCCGTGCACTAGATTATCTATTGCATAGTCATGGCACTGGACTCGTACTGGGCAAGTGTTGCACATTTTCTTAACATAATCAAGGTGGGGATAGTTACCTCTCTCTTCTGTAAAGAATACTTCTACATCAATACCATTGCATGCTGGTATATCTTTCCATGTTGGGTAATCAATCAAAACTATTATCCTCCCGTTGAGTAAAAGCCACTTCCTTTAAAATGTACTGGCGTGGAGGACCATATACGAGTCATAAGATTTCCGCAAGATGTACAAAATGGTGGGACAGAATCATTTGTTTCTATTACTTTAGTGCAGACCTTGCATTCAAAATCATAGTAAGGCATTAATCGCAATCCATTCCTATATTATCTATTGGTGTAGGTAAGGTAACCAATGAGCCACAGTCTACACACTCACCATCTAGAAAGTAAAATGCTATCTCACCATATTCAAAGGCTACTATTGCTGTAAATAATTCTGAACCACATACACAAATATCTCCTATTGGATTACCACGTAAGTCCATTGCTCTACTGTAATCCTTTTTAAATAAATCTTTTATTTCTTTAGGCTCTTGAGTCATCGTCTTCATCTTCTTCTTTAACATCTAGGTTATCTGTATCATTGTAGGTACGCCATCCACCTAGATTTCTAATTAGAGAATTAACTGCACGTTCAACACGCTTGCGTGCACCATCAGCAGATGTGTTTAATTCTTTGGCTAACTCACTCCACTCGGAGTTATCTGTGGTAAATCTTAATCTTAAAATATTTTGTTTAGCCTCTGTTAACTGATTGAATGCTTTCTCTATGTCTGACCTAAGAACCAACCAATTGTTTCCGTCTGTTACTTCTCCTGATTTTCCGAATTGAAAGTTAAGGTCTTTGATTTTTGTAGGTATCTCATAACTATCTGCCAGGATAGATGGTAGAAATGCCTCAACTACTGATGAGTCATAGTAGTAAAGGTCAACCATATCGTAACCAAACTTACGGGCTTTCTCTTGCTCACAATATTTAAGCGCAGCATTGCGTAATGATTTGGCAATTAGTTTTTCTTTATCTTTGGGCGGTAACTTAGACCACTCTGTATATTTATTTGGATGGGTAACAAACCACATCCATAGTATCTGTCTTATATCTGCAGTTTCAATTATAGAATATTTTCTGGAATACTCCATGGCAAGGGTAGATACTAACAAATTATATTCATCTACCCAAGCATCAGTCATTGACTAGTCAGCACCTTCCCATTGTCCTCTTTGTACTAATAGTCCTATTATCGCATAGTTAGCCAGGTCTATAAGGGTATCTTCGATTGATTCATAGTTCGGAGTGTTGCCTTTATCTACTAGGTTATTTAGCCTAGCCAGTTTGTCATGCATCCTAACTCTCAGTCCATTCATAGCACCGCCAGGGGCATGGGCTATATTCAGTGGGCCATAGTCTTGTTGTTTCTTAAGCAAGATAGATGTTAGTTCATTTGTAATTGTATCTATATCACCTGGATTCTTCATCTAATATCTCCTTCATACTTGTATCGAATTGTTCCATTGCTGATACTACTTGTATTTCATCCGTGAATTGTTTACCTTCACCTATGCTGCTTGCATATATAACTGTACCTAATAGGGTAAGCATACGCATAGCACTCTCTGGTTCTTTCTCTATAGTAGTATAGATATCTTTAAGTGCATTAAGAATGTCTAGCCCCTGTCCATCTGATATTGCTATGCCAACTAATTTTCTGTTATCTCCAACAAACTCCCAAAATTCTTCGTCAGTTTCCCAAGCATTTTCGAATTCGCTCATCTATCCATTCCTTTCCTTCTTGCACAATGATACTGTTAACATCGTGTCCTTCTGGCATTTGTAGTAAATTAACATTGTGTAGTTCTCTACTTAATCTTTTACCAAACTCTAAGCCTGCGTTATCACCATCTGCTAATACAATTACTGTTTCAAAATCATCTAGTATCTTTGCATAGTATGGTCGCCAGTTATTAACTCCAGGTATACCAACTGATGGGTGTCCAGTCTTAACTGATAGCACTACTGTATCTAACTCACCTTCAGTTACACATACATAACTACCTGCTGTTAGTACTACTTGTGCATTAAACATTGTAGTCTTAGCGCCAGGTACACCCATATACTTAGGGTCTTCGTGATTGTTCATACTTCTAAACCTAATATCAACCACACCTGATGGTGTTATATAAGGGATTGCTAATCTATTTTTGTATGCTTCATGACCTGGCAATGGCTCTGCTACTACACCTAAACTAAAACCTCTGCCCTCTTCTACCGAGAGATGCCGAGTTGAAAGATACTCTGCTGCTAGATGCAGGTCCTTTGCGTACTGGTCTGTTGCCTGCAAGAGATATGCTCTCTGCGAATTTGATAGCCTCAATATAATTACCTCCTTCTTTATACATTATTAAATCGTATACATCACCTTGTGCTTCACAACCAAAACATTTGAATCTATTTTCTTCATAGTTAACGGCTGCTGATGCGTGTTTATCTCCGTGGAATGGGCACTTCATCTTGCGCCAACCATGCCCCACTGCTGGCAGGGTGGCGCCTACGTGTGTTAGGTAGGCAGATACATCATGTTTGTCCATTAATCTTCCTAATTAATTCTATCCATATTTTTGCTGGCATTGTTGCATACCATTCTCCTACATCTCCTTTGCCTATGCGCTTGTGTATTACTACACCTGTCCATGCTTTATCATTTTTAATTTCTACTTCTAACTCTTTTATCCATGCAGATAAATCTAATTTCTTGTGGTTCTTTACCTCTATAACTACACCATTAACTCCTGCTATATCTCCTTTATCTAAGTGTGCACCTGCAATCCTACGCTCTACATATGGGTACCATTTCTTTAACCAATTAACTACATCTCGTTCTGCGTTGGAACCCTTTGCTTTGCGTGGATTGCTCATTCAAACTCCTGTTGTTGTGGCATATAACGAATCATAACATCATCTAGATACATAGATTCTGGGTTGAATGCAAGAGTAACATAGTTGTTACCTGTTTGGTCTGCCTTACCATAGCGATTCTTGACTGCTGCTACGCATAGATAGTTCATATCTGCTTGCTTCATCTGACCGATAGTTAATACCATTGCTGGTATCTGATTAACTAATCCTTGGATTGATGACCTTGGCTGACACGGACTGCCTTCATATCCTTCTTTGGTATGGTGCAATACAAGTAGTGCTGCGTTTGTATCTCTGGCTAGATATTTA